TCATTTTTCCACCTCACTTTCGATCAAGCTGTAAGCGTACTCAGCCTGCTTGAATGGATCATTGAAAATCTTTCCTACTTTGGGCATGATAAATTTCGTTGCTGGCTTACATTCTTCTTGCGGCTTATCTGGAAATATTCTGCCCAATTTCCGCTGCCGATTGAACCGTTCTGCTTCTGCTCTTTCAAAAGTCTCCTGATCAATAATTGCCGGATAATACTTGTCACCAAGGTAGCGTTTATTTTGCAGGATTCTCTTTACACTCGGGTGATTAAGCTTAAGTCCAACCGCTTCAGCTGCTGCTACGTAGGCAAGGCCAGATAAATAACCCTTGAAAATCATCCGAACCTGCTCTGCTTGTTCTTCATTTATGATAGCTTTTCCTTTCTCATTTCTATATCCATATGGTATTGCCATCGTCTCACAACCTTTCTCTCAATGTTAATCCGCACTTAAGCACAAAGCCAATTTCAAATCTTTTGAACACGATAATGTACTCTACATGCTCTACAAACGCAGCTTCAACGAATTCTTTAAGAGTACCCACGGTATTGATGTACTTGATGAGTTTATTGAGGGCTTCCAGGTGCTCGTGCTCATGAGCGAGCGAAGCGTAAAGTGTTTCTTTTTCATCACTGATCTGTTTAGCTTCAGCAAGAAGACCTAAGTTCTGCTCATTGAAAACCGCCGTTTCAAGATATTCCTTAGCAAACAGCTCCGTTATCTTTTGCCTCTTGTTCAAATTGTCTTCAAGAGCCACATCCAATTTATCAAGTCGCGCCAGCACTTCTCCCTGGTTGAGGTCTTTTAGGCTTGTTTGCAAAGGCTGCAATAACACTTTCTTAGAAAATACCAGCTTGTTGATCATATTCAAGAAAGCTATTTCAATATTTCTTTCGCGGATGAATTGCATGCTGCACTGGTCTACTCTTTTAATATGTGTTTTACACGCATAAGCGAAGTATTGTACTTTTGATTTAGTATGCGTTCTTCTTTTCCAAGTGGCACCACATTCGCCGCAAATTATTTTGCCAGAAAACGGGTAGCGGTTTTGATACTTTCCTTCACCCGTCTGAATTTTCATCTCATTGGAGCGCCTTTTGATCATCGACTGTACTAAATCAAAATCTTCAGCAGTAATAATAGCTTCGTGATGCTCGGCAATGTAGTATTGGTTCTTCTCACCATTATTGATGTGCCTGGCGAACGTGTCATCAGTAAATGTTTTTTGGAAAAGCACATCGCCTTTATACTTTTCGTTCCGAAGAATCGATAGCACTGTCCCAGATGTCCATTCTCTTTTTTTCCTGGTTGGGATGCCTTTTTCATTAAGCGCTCTAGCGATTAAATGTCCACCTTTACCAGCTAAACACTCTGAAAAAATGTACCTGACTACCTCAACCTCATCTTCATCGATCACCATCAAGCCATCCTCGTTTTTGTAACCGTATGGCGGAGAAGCAATAATGTAAGTTCCGTTTTGGAATCTCTTCTCAATGGACCATTTTTCATTCTCCGAAAGGGAAACCGACTCGCTTTCCGCAAGGCTGCTAAATATTGTGAGCAGCAGCTCACTCTCCATGTCTCCGGTGTTGATATTTTCTTTCTCGAAGTAAATGAACACTTTCAGCTTTATCAACTTTCTAACCGCTTCAAGGCACTCTGTGGTATTTCTGGCAAATCGGCTGATGGATTTGATAATGATGAAATCAATCTTACCGGCTTCGCAATCATCAAGCATTTTGCTAAGTCCACCACGCTTTGCCATGCTTGTGCCGGAGACGCCCTCGTCGTAGTAAAGTCCAACGTACTCCCAGTTGGGATTACTTTTAATGCTGGTTTCATAATGACTTTTTTGTGCTTCCAAGCTAACGAGTTGTTCGCGACTATCTGTTGAAACGCGAGCATAAGCTGCAACCCGCAGTTTTTTCTGCAGCTTTTCGTCTGCTGCAATCTTTGTTATCCGTTTCATTGTCTCAACCTCCTTTCCTTCCGTACTATACATCACTCTAAAAGCCTTATTTATCAAGTCTTTTATGTCAGTATCTCGGCTAAAAGAGGAGGAAAGGTTTCGCGATTTTTGGCCATTATCTTATCGTATTCGTCCTGAGAAATAAGGCCTTTTTCTAAGAGTTTTTTTGTAATCTTCATGGCTACCAAATAATCATGCTCATTCTGAAGCGCACCCTCCGTGATCTTCTCAGCCTTATATTGAATGGAATGGGCGTTTTCCAACTTTGTCACATTCATCATCTCGACCTCTTTCCGAGGGAACCTATCAATCATCACCCTCTAATAGTCCCAGGACAGAAAGCGGACGAATGAACGAAAAACAGTAAAAAAAATAATGCCTACCGAAAGACGAATCTCTCGATAGGCATTGCTCTGTAGTTACTCGCTGTATTTAATGAAAGCATCCGTGAAGCCTGCCGCCTTGACCTTCTTGAGAAGGGCATCGGCATTCGTCTTGACAGAAAACGCTCCAAGTTGGACGCGGTAGTATTTCTTCGCCACGGTCGACTCGACGGCAGCAAGACCGGTTCTTACATCAGCACGGAAGGTATCCATCGATTTTCCATGCTTCGGAAACCAGTGCATGACATCGCCGTGGTTACTGGCAATTCCAAGTTTATTACCCTCCGAATGGCAGATGATTTCCTTTTCGGTAAGTCCGTATTGCTTGCAGAGATAGACGCAAAGTTCCACGGCTTCCTTGTAAACGGCATTAAAATACGAGGCATCGGTCAGACCGTCCTCGCAGATTTCAAAGCCGATATGTGTATCGTTTGCTGCACCTCCGGCATGCCAGCCTCTGTGATTCCACGGTAGCGTCTGATAGGTGGCGATGCCTCCGTCAGCCAGCATACCGATGAATCCGTGGACGCAGACCTGACGGCCGTCTGGCTGGTCCTGATTCCAGTGATTGTTATACTGGTTTTTACCCAGAAGACCGTCGTCCGGCCCTACATAGCGTTTCAGATATGGGTTGTTCGCCCCGGTGGAATGCACCATAATACCTTTTGGTACGATGGTTTTTCCTGCTTTGTAGCAGGCGTTGTTTGTCAGAATGAGTTTATGCAGATTCATTTTTATTGTCCTCCTTGTTAAGCTGTTTCAACACTGACCTGAGCTTATCTGGGATAGGCAGGCCAATTTTAGCGGCATTCTCAATAATGCTGATTCCTTCATTAGATAAATAGAAGAAGATGACAGCCGTCCTTATTCCGCTTCCGGTTTGAATAAGCTTTGAATCAATGATGTGGCCAATTGCAACTAGTGAAAATAGCAGAACCTTTTTGAAGATTCCTCTGAAGCCCACCTCGCTTGATAGCCGTTTCTCCAGGATGGCCACCATGACTCCTGTTAGGTAGTCGATAACGACAAATGCCACCAAAGCATACAAGAACCCATCCCAGCCGCCTAAGAAATACCCGATATAGGCACCTGCAGCGGCAATTACAATCTGAATCGTGTTAACAATGTCTTTCATTCTTTAATCCTCCTCGATTTAAAATAAAAAGGAGCCAGAAGGCTCCCTAAGCAACTTGTATTTTTGTCAGCTATCCAAATATAGATAGTGAGACTACAGGACAGTCGATGTACCCTCCGTCGAGGTCCTCGCATGTCAGTCCGATGAATAAATTGGTAATTTCAGCAGGATCTGAGGCTGCCACAGCTGTATTTGCCGACGTTGCAGTTGGTTCACAGGCATTTGCGCAGAACGCATAATTCGCATCGATCAGCTCATTGGCAAAGTTGACAGCATAATAACCGGTTCCAATATCCGAAACGGTATGAATGCCAGCCCCCCTTCTGATGGCGCATCTTCTTAGCGTAATGTTTCCACTCGTTGTCAAAGAGGTTCCTGCCGTGTATTTAAAGGTGTCAGCTGTTACCTCAGTAATTTTATATGCGCCATCCACTCCTGTGCCGGAAGTTATATCAGAGTAGATCATGTGCCCAATTTTGTGGCCGTGTCCTGTCAGGGTTACCGTTACGGTTGTTCCGCTTTGTGCATAGGTTCCGGTGGCATTAGCATTTGTAATCCCATTGAACGTCACCCATGCCAAGCAACCACCAAGTGCACTTCCACCGCCGCCAGGCACAAATTCAAGACCGCTACCATCCGCTTTGACAGCCACTACTCTAGTTCCTTGCCCTAAATAGCTGTCAGGCGTATCCGTTAATTCTAAGAAATCATGAACATGGTCGGTCTCTGAGTAAACATTGGTGTGTAAGTGGTTCGTGTTTGCCTTTGTTGCAAGGATGGTATTTATCTCGGATTCGGAGTACGTGCCACTGCTTGATGGAGGCACTGCAAGCACATCAGAGCCGCTGAACTGCGACATGCGCTCAACCTTTTGGTTCAGCTTAATCTCATGCTCCAGCATCATATTGTGTAGCTCCAACGTATATTCCAGGGCACTGTTTTCATCGTTCTCACTTACTGTGATCCCACGAACTCTCACCTTGCCATCAAATCCGGCATCGTCTGTTCCTTCGGGTGCAATCTTCCAGCCAATCCAATCACCGATCAAGTAGGACTCGAAAGGTTTCAGCCTGTTTCCCTCGTCATCGTAGAACTTCGTTACAGTTCCTTGTATCCCCCAGGTCGGGAAAGCGGCTCGGCTCAGGTATGCTTGTCCATACTCGCTCAGCCCGGACTGAATGTTGCTTGCAGACAGGTACCCTTCTCTTCGTCCATACGCAGTTTGACTAACAGAGTTCGTCGCGATCGCCAGCAACTTGTCGCCGCCCTCAACCAACACTTCATTGACCAAGTGCGTTGCATCACTCTGATTCTGATGGCTAAGAATGGCCTGACCCGGCCTGTATACTACCTTGTCGTAAAGGTCCATGCCCCTTGATTTATAAATCTTGAGCACAAGGTTTGGTGTCATTTCTATATCGAAGTATCCAAGACCATCGGTAAATTTGGACACGACCTCGCTGAGCGGTGTGCCGACGTGGAAAGTTAAATTCACGTCCTCTGTAAACAGGTTGCCCAGGCTATCCATGTCATCTTGCCAGTCAATCGTTACCCCAGCAAGGCCACCACGGTTCTGTGCTTCGAGGAGCAGGGTCCTTAATACCTTGCTTGCCGATCCTGTGAACGGCCTGTCCAATGCAGGCGTGCCCATATTTTCCGGGTACACAACAGCCCTGCTAAGTACATTCAGAACACCTCGGCCACTTACTTCAATGATCTGTTTCTCGCCGCTGTCAACATAATTCGGTTTCCTTGATTCTATGATCCACTTGAATAATGGATTGCCGTCAAGCTTAACAAGAATCAAGTTGTCATCCGCAATGTACGTCCTGTCGCCACCGGTGTCATCATATCGGCTGATACTAAAGCTTCCACTGCCGGGTTTGTTTTGGAGCATCTGGAAGGACTTGTTGAACGCGCCGTCCAGCTGTCTTACTATAATGTTCGGGTTGGTCCTGTCGCAAACAAACAGCTCAATGCCGATGTCATCTGCCGGAAGCCCTTCATAGATCTCGAAGCCTATAAGGTTGCTATTCTGTACTACAGGAGCAGTAAGTTGAACCTTTATGCTTCCGGTCTCAGCATCCATCGGGAGCTGAAACACAATCTTTTCCCAAGTCCACTCCAGTACGCTGCAAAGCTTGGTGCCAATATAGACAAATCCACCATAGCTTCTCAAGTACCTGTTCACATTACTGAGATCTACTGACGTATGCGTGTAACCAAAGCCGTTTCCATACAAGGTCAATATCGATCCGGGCTCACCTCTGGTAACGGAAATCGACTGAATCCAGGGGAAGGGTGGATCATCCGTAACATTGAGCGGATTGTACAAGGCTCTCGTTGCTCTCAGCTTTCCAAACGCACGATTGAACACATTGTACAGAGCTCGCTTGTCTCTCGGTTTTCCAAAAGCCCTGTTCTCTTTCAAGTCCAGAGTTCTCGCCGCCATTGGTTTCCCAAAGGCAATGTTCTCAAGCAGCGACATGTACCTGGGCAATGGAAATGGTCCACCAGTCAAGTTGAACGTGTTAATCTGGCTCCATCCGGTATCAATGCCCAGCGTTGCATTGACCGCCCTTGCTCTCCAGCAAAGGAACCCGTCATACACGTCCTGCGGGTAAAACGTTGTCGGTTCACCACATGGCAAAGCTGAAACCGTGGTTGTTCTATGCTGTAAACCTGTAAACTGAGCGGTTCGGTCTATTTCTATTGTCATGTTCGCAACTGCATCAAGGACGAGCTGCATTTCCATTTTCATCAGAGAGGGTGTTTTCGTAATATCTGACGTGTTCAAAGTTTGCTTGAACCAGATATATTTGCCATTCACATCATCATTCTGAGCAATAACCGGACATTGAGCACCGTTCGTTGATTGTGTATACGAACCTGGAGAATTCAAGTCACTGGTCAAAGCACAGCTAATCGCAATGCTCGTTCCGGTGGGCATATCCCCGAGCTCCCACGTAATTATCTCGTCACCATAGGCCCTGCCGCTGAGTGCAAAAGGGCCAATGACTCTGTTTCCTGTTGTGTAGAAATCAAAATCGTAACCGATGCCCTCGAGCAGTTCCATTTCCGAAAACGATACGTCCGTTCCGCTCTGGTTCGAGGTGACATTCAGCCGATAGTAACTGTACAAGGCGACATTGGCATAGGCCACGGTGAACGTCTTCAGTTCATTCATTGCCCACGAAATCTGGCCAGTCTGTGTATCCAGAACCGTCCAGTTTGCACCATCATTACTGCCCTCAAACGTCCAGTCTTTCGGGCTGTCAATCAAGTACGTATCATTTCTTGCCCTGATTGTATATCCGGAAATTTTCTTTGCTGAAGGAAGGGCAACGGTCAAAATGCCGGACGTGGAGCCAATAGCCCATCTGCTGTTCGGGGAGTTGTCAAAAGCTCTCCAACCTTCATAGCCGGAGCCAAGATTCCCACTGTCACTAACCGTTACGCCTTCTGTCGTAGCCGCTGTCATGAGCGGAACGACATCGGAGCCATTTGTGTAGCCTTTCGGCGTAGTGCTTGGATCTTCATCCAACTGCAAACCGATGAAGGTCGGTACATGATCTATCTCAACTTCTCTTGTCACAACATGGGTAAACACACCCTCTTCATCGAAGTCGGCTTTCACCAACTCTTCATAGGTTCGTACCCATTTTGCGGTCAAGGACAAGCTGCTTGTTATCGCTTGATCTTGAGGTGCGATCAACCTTATTCTATCTGGCATTATCTCACCTCCATGCTATGACCAGCTTCCTATCAGTACCTCAATTCTCGGTGACCTCGGTCCGAGCATCTGCGTTGGCGGCGGGATCGTGTTTTTAACAATGATGCTTGCGCTTGCTGCTCCTTGAGGGAGGGAAGTAATCGTAGCCCCTGTCACCCACGTAACACCCTCGTCCATACTGAACAGAAAATCCTGGTCTATCAAGGACAGCGTTATATTATTCGCTGTCTTTGTCGTACTGCTGTTGTAAAGTTTAATCCTGTGCGTTGTCGTGGTTCCTTCCGGCCTGTCACCGAAATCAAGGTCTCGGATAAATTCAGGATCTCCGCTCGCATCGTCATCCAAGAACAGGACGTCATTCACTACCTCACCAGCTGCTTTCATGCCATAGACATGCAATGCATAGATGACCGCGCCCATGTAGGAGCCGGTTGTAGCATATTCAACCCGCAGGCATCTTATGGATTCAGAGAACGTACAAGGCTGTATCTGGTCTCGCCAATCATCGTCGCCCATCAGTCTTGTTGGAATGCTGCCATTTGGCAAGTTAGCCGCTATCCAGGTACCATCTAAGCCATTCGTTGTATTGGCACTGCCATGAACAGTGACGGATTGCAAACTGCTTGCGGGCGGCATCTGACCAACATAAGACTGAGCATGCAGCATCCCTAAGCCGGAAACATTATATTTGTGCGGCAAAAAAATCCACAGTACAAGCTTAATTCCATAATTGCTATTATAGGTTTGATTCACCGCGTATGTGCTGTTGCTTAAACCGTTTAACTTAGACATCTCATCCGTACTCAATGCTGACGCCATATCAACGATGGACGTTCCTCTATATACAGAGCCTCCTCCAACGTCATAACTAAATTTCCTTCCGGGGACAGTCGGGTAAGCCATCTAATCCACCTCCTATGACCAACTACCAATCGACACTTCAAATCTTGGCGCTCTTGGACCAAGCATCTGTGTCGGAGGCGGTATCGTATTTTTGACAATAATGCTTGCACTGGTTCCCTGCGGAGCCAAAGACGTAATCGTTGCTCCGGTAATCCACGTTATCCCTTCATCCATACTGAACAGTAGATCCGTATCAATCAGCGAAAGGGATAAGTTGTGGGCAATCTTTGTCGTGCTGCTGTTGAATAGCTTAATCCGCTTCATGATTGTGGTGCCTTCCTGCCGGTCTCCCCAGTCCATGTCTCGGATATATTCCGGGTCATTTGTCACGTCATCTTCTAAGAACAATATGTCATCCGGAATCTCACCCTCTGCTTTCACACCATAGATATGCAGAGCGTATACATAAATACGTTGCCACGAACCAGAGTCAGCCTGTGCATAATACCTAACTCTCAGAACTTTTATCGGCTCAGAGAACGTGCAAGGCTGAATACTATCCCTCCATACGTCATCGTCTGCCATCATTGCTGGTATCGCTCCGTTTGGTAGCGTGGCACTTATCCATGTACCATCAAGACCATTCGTGCTATCCGGACTACCAGCAACACTAATACTGCCGTTACCCTTACCACCATAAACTTGGTGTATAAACCCAAGACCAGCAACCACATACTTCTGGGGCAGGAAAATCCATATCGTCTTTAGTGCCGCATCATTACCAACCTCGATATTCAATACTCGAGACGTATTTCCTGTACCATTCAATTTATTCATTTGGTCAGATGTCATAGCATTCGTTATGTCATTCGTATCGTTACCCCAGTATGCAGAACCACCGCCTATATCATATTCAAATTTCCGTCCGGGTAAGGTTGGATATGGCATTTACTTCACCTCCTAATAAAAGGCAGGATAGTACTCAAATGTAATCCTGCCGCCAATCGTGTCTGTTTCAAGCTCCATGCTGTTGTTTCCCGCTTCGAGGATCATCCAGTAGGCGTCGCCGCCATGCTTGATAATCGAGATCATATTCGTATTGCCTTTCAGGCATGTGTAATATTTTGTGTTTAGAACCACTGATTCCCCGCTTGCTATTGTTCCAAGGAACTGAATCCAAACCCCATTGTTCTGATTTCTAATAATCGGATTACTTAGCGGTCCTTCCAAGGTAATAACCATTGCTGTTACTGGCGCAGAGCCTTCATTGGCATGCGTCCATGCAAAGGGAGAGGAAGTAACCATCTTGGTCGTGGCGCTTTTTACGGTTCCATAAAAGAATGGATCTGCTAATTCTAATTCCAAGGCAAATTTGGCATATCCGGGATTCTTCCTGACGAAATTTATCTCCGAACATAGCTCAGCTTGTGCCTGCCTGGTTTCTCCATTCCTCATCGTACGAATAAGCGGATGAAGCCCCGGATTACCAATGGCTTTCAGGAAAGCATCAATATTAGCATCTAGGTCGGCCCTGCTCGTTCCTTTTATCCACATGGAGAGGACAACTTTTCTACTGTCAAATCTTTTCTTAATCCACCTTTTACCATGCTGAAATGGCACTTGTAGGTCAGATCCTCTGTATTTAGGAATTCCAACACCCTCAATAACCTCTTCAACAGCCCGTTTTCCTCTTGCGGTAAGAGCAAATCCGTTAAACGTCCAATTCTCAGTCAATTGTATGCACCTCCTACACCAAACCGTAGGAGTGCTTCAACAAGGTAGTTCTTACACTGTCTGAAGCCTGCTCCGGCTTTGGATTATTGATTACTATTTCATAATTGTTGACTGCGTTTCCGGTCTGCTTTTCAGCTCCCGCTCCATTTGAGATCGGTGTAGACCTGCTGACCGCATCAACATCTATATTCAGTCCGTCAAACTCTGTTGGGATCGCTTTTTTCATGTCTTCTTCAACTAATTTCATCGCATCGGCAAAGCCTACTCCGATTCCCATGCCCATATTCGATCCGATGCCGGCGAATACGGTAGAAGGAGAGTGTATGCCCAGCAGATTTTTGGCACCGTCTACAATGCCGGAAAAGAACCCGCTGATATTATCGCTAATCCAGCTTCCCATAGATTTGATGCCGTCCCAAAGGCCCGAAACGATGTTCTTTCCAATTTCAAAAACCGAACCGACCGCTTTCCCCAGACCCGTCACGATCGCCGCTATAATCTCCGGTAGCCGGACAACCAGTTGTGGGATCGCCTGGATCAAACCGAATGCGAGCTGAACGGTGAGTTCAATACCCATCGCTATAATGGCAGGCAGGTTGTTGGTGATAAAATTGACGATTGTCATTATAATCTGTGGCAGCGCTTCCATAAGCTGTGGAAGCGCATTCAAAAGTCCTTCTGCTAACCCCGCAATGATGGCGAAGGCCGCTTCGAGGATTTTATCCATGTTATCCAGCAGCACCTGAACAATCAAAAGGATGGCCTGCACGATGGAAGGGATGAGTTCAGGCAGAGCCTCTGCGATGCCCAACGCCAGAGTCACAATCATTTGTATGGCAGCTTCAATGATGGCGGGCAAATTGTCGATGATGCCCTGCACCAAAGTCAGCACAAGTTGCAACGCACCTTCTGTAAGGGCGGGCAGAGCAACAATCAAGCCTTCCAAAAGAGTCATGACAATAGAAGAAGCACACTCAACGATCGTTGGCAGGTTTTCGACAAGGGCACTCCCAATAGCCATGACAATATCCATGCCGACTTGAATGATCTTTGGCAGGTTCTCCATGATCATATCCACAAGGCCACCGACCGTATTTCCGATGACCTCGCTGATTTTGTTGAAGTCATCCCCAGCATCTATGAGGCCGGTTGTGAACTCACCAAGAAGGGTCGTGCCGTCATCAGCCAGGGTCTGCAATTGCGGCAGAAGCACTGTTCCCATCACGCGTTTTGCCGCTTCCGAGCCTTGTTTAAGTCTCTGGACGGAATCGTCGAACTGTCCGAGCTTCTGAATGCTTTCTTCACTGAGGACTGCACCCATCCGTTTGGCTTCTTCGGTTAATGCCGCCATGCCCTCGCTGCCTTGGGCGATAAGAGGATTTAAGTCCTGTGCACTTTTGCCGAGAATCTGCATGGCAAGGGCATCACGTTCGGTTTCGTTTGTGACTTTACCGAGAGCATCGATGACCTCCCAGTAGACCTGTTCTCCATCACGCAGTTCACCGTGGGCATCCGTCACGCTTATGCCCAGCTTGGCATAGGCCTTGGCTGCCGCACCTGTTCCCTCACGAGCGGAAGACATAGATTTGATTTGTTTGGACATTGACGAAGTCAGGGTATCCAAGGACACATCCACAAGGTCAGCCGCATAACTATATGCCTGCAGGCTTTCCACGCTCATCCCGGTAACCGTGGACTGCGTCAGCATTTCATCCGCATAAGCAGCCGCTTCAACGGTCATATCAACGAGCGCTTTTCCTGCACTGATTGCGGCGGTACCGATGGCTGCAAACGCAACGCCCATCGCAACTCCAATTCCCTTGACTACGGAGCCGAGCTTTTCAAACTTGCCTCCAGCTGAATCCGCATCCTTCCCGGTCTTTTCAAGTTCATCTCCAAACTGATCCGCTTGCTTTTCAGCCGCATTAAATTCATCTGCGACGCTATCCAGGGCTTTCTCGTTGCCCTTAAGCTCACGCTCCATACCGTTTAGTTCTGCTTGGGCGTTATTGAGTTGAACTGCCCAGGCTTGTGTCCGGCGGTCATTTTCCCCAAAGGATGAGGAGGCGTTTTCCAGAGCCTTGCGCAGGGTTTCGATTTTATCTTTCTGGGCATCGATTTGTTTGTTCAGAACCTCGTTTTTGGAGGTGAGGGACTGGATGCTGTTTTCATTTTTTCCGAACTCAGACTCGACCAATTTCATCTCCGAGCCGAGTACCTTAAACGACTGATTGATATCAGCGAGGGCTTTTTTAAACTCCTTTTCGCCCTCAACACCGATTTTTAGACCGAAGTTATCCGCCACGTTCCCACCACCTCCTTAGATTCCATTTGGTATGATTTCGTCGATGTAATACTCGCGTTTTGCCTTCGCAAGTCCGTTAAATTGTTTGTAAACCTCCCACTGGTCCAGCAAATGACCGATCGGCATCAGCCAGGTCTCCTGCTCAGACCGATGGAGAAGGGATACACCATAAAAAATCAGCCGGGCAAACAACTCTTCGTCGCTTACCCGACCTGTGCGTTTTTTGAGGTTTCTTCCTCGCTCTCCACGTTTCGCTTTGTGCCTTTGTACATAGCATCCATAATGGCGTTTTTGTAATCCGCCAGTTCAAAAGGAGAGGTCAAGAGTTCTACCGTATCCTCCGTAAGGAGATCTCTCTTCTTCGAGGGATTCTGAAGATTGTGGATCAGCACCGACTGATTGGCGAGCAAGGTGATGAGCCACACAACCTCGTCTAGAGCCATCTCAAAGTTTTCACTCTTCATTAGTTTTTCGCCTAAATTGGAAAGACCGCCATATCTCTTGGCGATCTCCTTTGTGGCCTTGGTGGTCAGGAGCATTTCATATTCCTTACCACCGATTTCAATGATTGTGCTTCTTTCGTTATCCATCTTTACGCCCTCCATTAGGGTGTTACCGTGAATACGGGCTCATAGACCTGCGTATACCAACCGGTGATCACAGAAGCCGGAACGATAGCATCATCCTCGTTGACTTCGGATTTCCACGGGTGCTTGCCGTTGCCATCGAGCTTATTTCTTCGTATTACTGTGCCCTCAATGGTTGGGGTGGAGAACGTGATGCTGTCGCCCTTCGTGGCGAGGTTAGTTGCCGGGATGCCGAAGACCACACGGTAAAGCCAGAAATATCGGTATTTCCCGTTTGCTTTCTTCGCCCTAAAGCCAACCGCGACGGGTGCGCCTCCGTCCTCACTGCCGGATATCAAGGCGTGGTTATCGTCAAGCTTCGCTCCGGTCAGATCTTCAGCAGCAGTCACGCCGATATCGTCAATCCCGAGGGACAAGGTTCCGCTCTTGAACTCTTTCACGATCTCCGCAGGACCATCGTCGGCATACAGCGTAGCTTCAGCAAGTTCTACGGACAGGTCCGCTTTCATGGCTTTCGCAAGCTGCAAGGGAGTTCCATAGGTTTCATTCCCACTGGAATCTTCCGTGATTTTGGCATAGTAGAGTTTATCTAATCCGATTGTTGCCATTGGTTATTCCTCCAATTCGTAATATTTCGCCACATCGATGGCGTAATGGTGATAGCCTGTATCATCCTCATGTCCGAGGTACCTGCGGTCCGTTATTGTAAAATCCGCATTGATCAGATTGCGGACTATTTGGTTTTTCAGCGCTGTGTAATTTCCCTTGTCAAAGAGTGATAGCCGCGCCTCTTGTATTTCGTGCCGTGGTTTATCGTCGGTATAAAGTTCAAACGTATCCACCATCGGCGTGATCACAGCATAACGATCTGGTGCAGTCTCTGAAAACACACCCGTTTCCACAGGAATCAGAGGAGAGATGAGCGCAGTCAATTCGCTTAAGAAGCTCATATTTTTTCTACCTCCTTTTCAAACGCCGTGACCATCGCGTCAACACAAGCCTTTTTACTCGCTGATTTTGCGGGCTTCAGAAAAGACTTTGGCGGTTGGCCATGCTTCCCATACTCCAAAACGCCCGCAATCATAGCATTGCTTTTCCCATCCTGGCGCGGTTCGGAAAAGCCGACTTTAACATTGAAATTCCCGTCTTTATCCTGTTTAGCAGAAGAAATACCAAGCGCGGAAACAAGCTCACCGGTGGAGCGGCTTTCTTCCTTTGTACCTTTGCCGATGACACTTTGCAGGTTGCTTTTCACCTTTTCTTCCACAACCTCACCGCCAGCTTTCAGCACACTGGGGATAATTTCATCAGTTTTATCGCCAAGCCTGGACAACTTTAATAGAAATTCATCTGGCATTTTAAACGCTGCCTTAGCCACTGGAGATCACCTCCTTGGCAAGGACCTCAATGTACATCCCGCGCCCTTTGACATCCTCCACCGAGGTGATTTGAAAACGGTCTTCTTTGTTCACCACAACCATCGAAGTTGTAATGGTCACACCGGGTATGCGGCGAAAACAGAAAAGGTCGGTGGCTTCAGAGAAGCTGGCTCTGTTTGCCCATTTCTCGTTGCCGTGCCGACCCTCGCGATACGCTTTGACAGAGGCGATGATGTTGTCGACTTCCGTCCGAAACCCCTCTGAATCTTTGGTGGTCACTTTTTCCACGATGTCGATGAAGGTGTTCATCTTTCCACAGCTCATAATCACACCTTCCAATCCCGGTCCAGCCTTAGTAAAAGGTTGACCGTATTCCACACTTGCTGCCCAGCCTGGACATTGTCCGCAAAAAAGCCGCCCGTGCTGCCGTCCCTTGATTCATAAAAATGGGACGACAGCATGATAACGGCTTGCTCTGTAGTGGGTGGCATTGCATTTTCGGCATAGTTGTTTTCGGGTAGATGCTGATAGCTCTCGGCATACCTGACTGCAGCGGTGATGTACATCTGCAAAAGCTCATCATCTGCCGAGTGCTCAAGAATGAGGTTTGCCTTAACTTTTTCAAGCAGTGTCATACCGTCACCATCCTTTCATTGTTTTTAACTATCAGCTGCCATCAGGCCAGCAGCTTTTAGCTTTGCCAGCAGCGCATTGAAATCAACAACAAGTCCAGCAATGGTTGTAGCGGTCGAGTCTGACTGATTTTCAGCCGGTGTAAACTGAGAAGGAAGCCCCGTTACCGAGGCTCCCTCCTTGATTTCAAGCGTGCCGCCTATGACGGTTTTTTCACCGCCTTGTTCAGTGTAGTTCTTTGCGTTATAGCTCATACTGCACCTCCGTTAAGCCTTCTGCTGGAGAACCTTGATAGCCTCCGGCAGAATCAGTTTTCCATCAACACGCTGAGTTGCGACAAAGCCTACCTGACCGGTAGCTGCATAGAGCTCATTGAGTCTCTTGAAAACACGGCCCTGACGGTCGGCAACCCAGTAGTAACCGAAATCACCGAAGATGATGGACTTAGCGGATGCGGCGATGTTAGGGACATAAGCTGAAGTGTAAATAGGTCTGTTCAGGATGGTATCTGGTGTACCTGCCTGCAGTGAAGGCTGCCAAATGTATTGTCCCTGACCGTCCTTCAGTTTGCGGATCGCCTTAACAGTGGCATCGTTCATGACGAACACTGCTTTATTTCTGTACGGCGCCTTAAGGGAGTAGAACAGATCAAGCACCTCGTCGATGGTGATGGCCGTAGCGCTTGCAGTGGTCACGCCAAGCTGTGCACCACCAGTAGCTGAAAGTATACCCGTAGGCTTTCCGGAGCCGTCGCCGGTGAAGAACGCATCTTCTTCCTTGCTACCGATACGTCTGGCGAACTCTTTAGCGATGTAATTTTCAAGGTTGAATACGCTATCGTTAAGCAGTTCCTCAGAAACCTTGATCATGGTTCCAAGCTTATAGGCTCCGATGGATACCTGACCAAAGCTGTCATCGCTTTCAGGGATTGCACCTTCCTCATCAATCCAGGATGCTGTGCCCTTGGATGCTACGACTGGAATTTTGCGGTCACCAGAAGAAGTGGTAATGACATTGGCCAGCTTTCTGAAGATGTTCTCGTCATCGAGGGCTTCCACAAGGGTACGCTCAAATTCATCAGGCACAAGGTAGCCGCCTTCAGTGTCGGTTCCGATCTGAAGCGCATTTCTGATGACAGGATCAAGACCTTCACCAGAACGTGTGCGCATTGCATTCCAGAACGCTTTTCTGTAATCGTCAGAAGCTCTACCGCTCCTAGTCTCTATGCCCGGAATATTAGGTCTACCGGTAAGAGGCATATTTAGTGGCTTTGAAAGCTCGCGGTCTAGGGCTTCCTGCTTTTCGAGACGATCGATTTCATTACCAAGGGCGACCACATCCGCTTCCATCTTGTCGTAAACGGCGGTATCCTCAGCTGAAACGATGCCATCCGCCCCACGTTTGGTATCAAGAAAAGCCTTTGCTGTTTCCCATGCCTTTGCGCGCTTCTCACGCAGTTCAAGAATTTTGTTCATAGTATTTTCCTCCTCAAATTTAGTGTTGAATTAAAGAGAGCCGCTTCTCCAGCGACTCAATTGGTGTACCTGTTTGTTGTTTGGGCAGTTTGGGCTTTACCTTGTCCAGCAGAGAGTTGGTAACAGCCCTACGGCTGAAGGCATAGGTGAAATCCTCAGTCTGTAGTCGTTTCTTTTCGTCGTCCAGAATGCCGTCTGCAAAACCAAGCTCAATGGCTTTCTTAGCATTGAGCCAGGTTTCTGCGTCCATCAGGTGGGACAGCTTTGCCCGCGACTGTCCTGTTTTGATCTCGTAGGCGTTGATGATGCTTTCCTTAACCTCCGAAAGCATGGCGATGGCCTTTTGCATTTCCTCGCTGTCACCGATTGCCACGGTCAACGGATTATGCACCATCATGAGGGCAGTCGGTGCCATCAGCACAGTTGTTCCGGCCATAGCGATTACGGATGCAGCAGATGCGGCAATACCATCGATTTTTACGGTGACCTTGCCTTTGTAATCCATAAGCATGGCGTAGATCTGACTTGCCGCAATGCAGTCACCGCCGGGTGAGTTGAGCCAAATAACAATGTCATCCTCACCGGCAGTAAGTTCTGATTTAAATGCCTTAGGGGTGACATCATCGTCAAACCATGACTCTTCGGCAATCACGCCGTCAAGGTAGAGTGTTCGGACACCGGAATTATCATCCCGTGCCCAGTTCCAGAATTTCTTCATTCGGTTTCCTCCGTTTCTTTTATATTTGCAAACGCGCCAGCGTCCTGTAGTTTGGTCATGGCGCCGTTGATCAGGTAGAGGTCGCCACCAAGTTCCGCTGGGATGCGGTCCAGGTTCTCAAGCTCCCGGATGTCGTTGGCGCTCATCCAACCATTCTGGCGAGCGGTGGCGTAACCGCTCATTCGGCTCACATAGTCGCCTCGAAGCAACCCGTCCACATTGAACTTAATGAACAGCTTCGGCTTTTCGCTCTCCATGAGTAGGGCGCGGCACATGGACTGTTCCCAGCGCACTACCCAAGGATCGAGGGTGTATTTCACGAACTCTAACGATTGCTGTTCGATGTTGGAGAAGGAGGATTTTTCAAGGTCGGCGAGCATATGAGGTGGCACCCTGAAAATACGGGCAATCTCATTGATCTGGAATTTTCTCGTCTCCAGAAACTGCGCTTGTTCCGGCGAGATCCCGATGGGTTGATACTTCATGCCCTCCTCAAGAACGGCCACCCGGTGTGAGTTTCCACTTCCTTGATAGGCTGCATTCCAAGACTCCTTAATCTTCAGTGGGTCCTTGATGGTGCCGGGGTGTTCTAGCACGCCGCCCGGAGCAGCTCCATTAGCGAAGAATTTCGCACCATATTCCTCGGTGGCAATGGCCAGTCCCACGGCATTTTTCGCCATCGCAATGGGAGAGTAGCCAACCAGTCCATCAAAGCCCATACCAGGAATATGCAGAATATCGGAAGGAGCCAAGTAGACTTGACTGTCTTTGCCGAGGGAGGGAGTGTCCTCGTTACTGCGCTGGTACAAATAGAAAAGCCGACCGTTTGAATCTCGGTCGACTGTCATTTTGTTCGGCATCAGCGGATAAAGTGCAATGACCTCGCCACGGGCGTTTCTAATGATCTGCGCGTAGGCGTTACCCCATAATAAAAGATGACTCATCAGCGTTTCTCTAAACGCAAAGGAAGTCATCTCAGGGTTCGGCTCGTCATGAAGCAGTTTGTACAGTGGGTGTTTAAGGTGTTTTTCCTTGCCTCCGGAAGCATTATATTGATATATATGGAGCGGAAGTCCCGCCAGTGTTTCAGATAATATCCTCACGCAGCTGTACACCGCTGTCATTTGCATGGCCGTCTGCTCATTGACTGGTTTGCCCGCGCTGGTGCTTCCGAAAAAGAAGCTGTAGCGGCTGCCACCGAGGGCATCTTTAGGCTTGTCACGCGCCTTGAATATTCCTTGCAGTATTCTCATTGACATCACTCTCCTTAAAAATGAGCATGAAAAAAGCACCCACAAATGTAGATGCTTGAAATTCAGATGTTTTACTTGTTTTCACTTATTTTTACTTGAATTTTTGAATAACCATTTCCATAATTAATTATTTCAGAACCCTTTGTATAGTCGATACAATTGGATTTATGTACTTTGGCTTTAAAACATATATTTTGATGTGGATTTGCTTTACTTTCTCTTGAAATCCTATTTGAAGAAACTACTGTTTTTTTCATATCAGTACCTCCTTTAGCTGATACCCCCAACGATAGAAGCTAACTTAACAAATAAATCTTTCCCATTATCAGTATATTTTATACAGTATTTGCTCATTTTCGTTGTCTTCTTTGTTGCAATATTTGTTTTAATACATTCAAGAGTGTTTTTTGTTTTTACGCATATACAATATTCATATGCACCGTCGCTTTTTACATATGGCGCACTTTGATCACCTGTAAATTGCCAATCCAGATTTGAATCCACAGAACTTATATCATTCATCATTTCTATAGTATTCATATATCTCGAATCTGGATTAATTTGTAATGCCTTAAGAATAATTTTCTGCAGTTGCTTGGGGATATGTGGGAAAAATAGTTTTCTATCAGGGAACTTTCCTTTCAAGATTGCATCTTTAAGTTGATCAGTTGTTGTGATTTTTTGATCTGATAATTGACTGTTAAGTACACCTATTCCATTGCACAACCTATACATTGTTAAACCGATTTGGTAGATATCTGATTGTATTGTTCTACCTGAACTTTGATACCACTCAGGGTCAACATGCATTCTGTAATTGTATGGTTGCTCGGCCACTCCATTTCCATCCATATATTTGGAAAGTCCGAAATCCGTTAATATCGCTTTCCCAGTATCATCAATTAGAATATTCGTTGGCTTAATGTCCAGGTGAAGCATATTCTTCGAGTGAATAAAACTAACTGCACTCAATAGATCCAACGAGTATTTTACTATTTCCCTCACTGTTAGAAAGCGATTATTACACAAAGTGTTGAGAGATCCGTTTCTATAATAGGGCATTGCCAAATAAATATTGTCGTTATCCTGAGATGCGTATTGAATTTCTGCGACATTTGGATGTTTGCTGTCATATATCATCTTTGATTCAGAAAAATATTCTTCTGGTTTGAATTTCGATTTCTCCATTCTTTTTATTATTAATGTACTACCAAGCTGTACATCATTAGCTATAAACACATTGGAATTCTTTCCTTCATTGTTTCCAATATCGGAAACTTTTTCAAATTGTATCAAAGTCAATATATTAGGCATTTTTTGCACCTGCTTCCAATGAAGCTAACGCAACAATAATCGCTTCTTTTTGTTCGCATGTAATTTTTTTCCCAGTATCAGAAACTACTTCAGTTAGATCCATAATACCATCGAGCATTTCATGTGGTTTCTTTTTTTCAACACTTAGTGTCGAAGCAATATTAGAAGCAACACCCATGAAATGACTTTTTACTGTGCTGTTTGTGAATAACTCCATTAAAACACCTTCAACATTGAATCTAAAGATTAGACCGTTATTGATTGATGTCCGCGCGTTGCCTTCAATTAATTTAATACCAGCAAAAGAAATATCATACTGAGAAATTATAGTGTCAAATGTTTTCCTGATAAAGCTAAGTTGTTCAGAAACTCCAATTGAAACGGGAATCTTCAGGCTTGATATACTCAGCACTTCGTTTTGCTCTCCGTTTTCTCGTACTATTGAATAATATATCTCGGTCGGAGATACTCTAAACCCAATCGCGTTCATTGTCATCCTCCTTTATCATTTGAAATATTCTTTGTATTCTAGTAGGGTAGGCTTAATTTTATCCCATATAACCACTTTATCATCTATATCTTCAAAAACCTTACCGTGGCTCTTTGGTGCATCCATTTTCATTTGAGCGTAGTTGCTTTTAAATGTAGGGATGAATACATCAGGATGGTTAGCCTTATCAAGGCAACGCTTTTCTAATTCAAGAAGAGGAACCGAACCGATTTCTGCTTCAATCTGAAAATATGCTTTTATAATTCTGTGGTTAATTTGGTTTTTTCGTTTAGCCCAAAGTGGTATTTTTGACAGAGCTTTGGGTTCTTCGGTTGATGTTGGTTTTGTTCCAATTGCTGGTGACGTGGCATATTCTCGTGATGCTTTTGAAAAAGAAGAAGAAATATAATTTTTCATAAATTCTTCTACGATAAATGATACTTCGTCTTTATTCAGCTTTAAGGCAATACAGAATTTCTCGTAAATATCTTCATCGACGATTAAGGTTATGTTTTTAGTCATCTCTACCACCTCCATTGAGGTAATACTAACATACTAATTAGTATTTGTATAGACTAAAACACTATATTTACTAAAAAATTAGAAGGCCCCTCTCGTCATAAACCGAAGTTCCTGTTTCTCCTCCACAGCGTATAGCACGGTCAAGCGCCATAATCGTCGCAACCGCACCGTCGATCTTTTCTGTGGACTTTTCCTTGTCGGCCTTGATATTTCCGGCAGGATCGGTTCGAATAAAAATGTTATCCATCATCCACCGAAGGACCGGATGGCCTCCGTGCGCGATTTTTTCTTCAAATGTAAGTTTCATTAGCTCTTTTGTCGGCGGGGACATATCCTTGAAGCCCTGCCCAAACGGGATGACCGAAAAGCCGAGGTTTTCCAAATTCTGTGTCATCTGGACCGCGCCCCATCGGTCGAAGGCAATCTCGCGGATGTTGTACTTCGTGCCCAGCTGTTCAATGAACGCTTCAATGAAGCCGTAATGCACCACATTCCCCTCGGTGGTTAACAAAAAATCTTGTTTTTGCCAAACGTCATAATTCACATGATCGCGCCGAACACGGAGGTCAATGTTCTCCTCCGGAATCCAGAAGAACGGGAGCACACTATATTTGTCCGCCTCATCAAGCGGCGGAAAAACAAGCACGAACGCCGTTATATCCGTACTGCTGGAGAGGTCGAGGCCGCCGTAGCAGACACGTCCTTCGAGAGCGGTTTCGTTCACAGGGAACGCGCATTGATCCCATCTGTCCATGGGCATCCAGCGCACCGCCTGCTTGACCCACTGGTTTAGTCGAAGTTGCCTGAAGCTATTCTCCTCAGCAGGGTTTTGCTTGGCTGATTCAAAAGCTGCTTTGACTTTGTCCATGCTGACGGTGATGCCAAGTGACGGATTTGCCTTTTTCCACACCTTCGGATCAGACCAGTCATCCTCGGAAGCTGCACCGAAAATTACTGGATAGAAGGTGGGATCGTTCTTTCTGCCGTCTATGATATCCAGGGCTTTTTGGTGTACTTCCCAACAGATGCTGTTTTGGTTATCCCCGGCAGTGGTGATCAGGAAATACAGTGGCTGCATCCTGGCATCGCCGCTGCCCTTGGTCATGACATCAAATAGTTTTCGATTGGGCTGGGTGTGCAGTTCATCAAACACGACGCCGTGAGTATTGAAACCGTGCTTGTTTCCCACATCAGCGGACAAGACCTGGTAGATGCTGCCGGTTGGCAGAAATATGAGCCGTTTCTGTGAATCAAGGATTTTCACCCGCTTTGACAGTGCCGGACACATGCGCACCATATCCGCCGCCACATTAAAAACGATGGAGGCTTGATTACGATCGGCCGCGCAGCCATATACCTCGGCGCGTTCTTCATTATCACCGCAGGTCAGCAGCAAAGCGATAGCGGCAGCGAGCTCTGATTTGCCCATTTTCTTTGGTATCTCCACATAGGCGGTGTTGAACTGCCTATAGCCATTGGGTTTTAAGGTTCCGAACACGTCTCGGATAATCTGTTCCTGCCAATCAATCAGCTCGAAGGGCTTTCCAGCCCAAGTCCCTTTGGTATGGGAAAGCGCCTCAATGAATGAGACTGCATAATCAGCCATCTCTTTGCTGTAGTAAGCATCCTTCGCTTTAAATGCAGTTGGTTTGTATTTTTTGAGTTTTCGGATATGCAGTCACCTCCTTCAAAAAGGCATAAAAAATAGACCACAATGGGTCTTTCATAACGAGGAACAGAGCCGCAAGGCTCCATTCCGGGATTCGATTTTTTATTGAGTTAGTTGTGTTCTTTCATCAGGATAGCAAGGGCAATCTCTGCATCGGAATCGAGCGGTTCTATATCCCAGCCTCTGTCGTAATTGGCGATGATCTCACCATCGCGTTTTAGCATGAGTTTGGAAATGCGGCCCTTCTCGATGCCGTACTGCGATCCTTCTTCAAAACACTTCACCCAGTAGTGAATGATGCTGCTTCCAGCCTTGATACTTCCTTCTTTCCACATGATCGTGCTCTCCCTTGGTTTTGTATGTTTATGTTATTCCTCGCCGGTCAGGATGAAATGGGCATATTCCTTACGATTCTCTTCGAGGTACACTACCAGCTCATAAAATCCCATGTCGTTTGCGATACGCTGTACCGCCACCACATCAAACATATTCGTCAGGCCAGTGTCTCGAATAGCCAGGATCTGCGTACGCACCTTATCGTTCATCGTCGCACCTCCGGCAAAAGTCCTCGCCATAGACCACGTTTAGTCCGCTGCCGTTGTCCCAGTTAACCAGGATGCTTGCGGTGTCATCCACGCCAGTTACTGTGCCCTTGGTGCCGATGGGCGGAGCCTGCTCGTCGTTCATGCGAAGTAGTTCCACGCGGCAACCAGCCGGATACTGGCGGCGGATACGCTCGACGATTTCTTTACTCGGAAATCTCATCGTTAGACGCCTCCTCTCCGTTTAACAGAACTTTTTCCGCTTCCACCACTGCGAGGTCGTCGGTGGCGGCGTCGAGGTCTTCGCTGCTGAAGCCTTTCTTGGCACCCGAGCGAAATGCGGCGCTGCCAGTCAGGTTTCTAAGAAGCGTCCGACGCGTTTCCTTGAACTCCTCACCAATGAAACCGAGTCGTAGGAGGAAGCAGCGGAAAGCGTATTTCTCATTGTCCGTTTCCTTTTCCTTGGCGGTAACACGCTTCTGGTTCTTGGCTGCAGCAAGCATCTTCCCAATAAAGTGAGCAGACGCGTCGATTACCTCCGGCTCTGGAATGCGGTCGAACCAAGGGAAGCGAATGCGCTCGTCTGTGAGCTCGATTTCCAAGTTGTCCGCACCAAGTGCTTTTTTGATGAGCGTAGCTTTGCTGTCTATCATCCGACGCAGGTTGTCGATCGCGGCTTCGGTGGTGTCCTTCAGCGGGAGTTCAATACAAAGCCTGTCTGTGACTTCCTCGATCTCCGCTTCAAAGCCCATTTCGCAAAGGCGCTCTATAAGCTGTTCGCCCTTGCTGCTGTTGGTGTGATCGTCGAAGGAAAGGATGCCGTCCTTGCTGATTGTGAAGGAGTCCACCTGATAAGCGCAGGATGGAACGCCGAGGTACTTGGCATCACTTTCGAGAATCTCGGCAATGGCCTGTACCAGTCGCTTGCGGTCGGGTCCAGTTACGTTGTAGTTGATTTCCATATTCAAAACCTCCTGTCGTTTTGGTATGTACATATATCACTCTAAAGGCAACTTAAAGCAAGTCAATTTCGAGAAATATATGTGCCAAATCGAGTCGGAGGAAGCGACTGTTTATCATCAACGATGCTATCTTCAGGTCTTGCTGTCCTCGCTGGCTGCCACGTCTGCATAGGAGTAGAGCAGACCATCTCGCTGGACAGAAACCTTGTCGCTAGATCCGACCTGTTCGATGTAGCGCTTGACGATAACATCGCAGAACTTCTCATCGAGCTCAATGGTATTACAGGAGCGGTCAGACTGTTCACAGGCGATGAGTGTTGAACCGCTGCCACCAAAGGGATCGAGTACCAGGGTGTTGCTCATGCTGCTGTTCATAATCGGGTACGCCAAGAGCGGAACCGGCTTCATGGTCGGATGATCGCCGTTTTTCTTAGGCTTGTCGAACTCCCAGATGGTGGTTTCCTTACGACCGGTGTACCACTGATGCTTTCCGGTTTTCTTCCACCCGTAGAGCACAGGCTCGTGCTGCCATTGATATGGAGAGCGTCCCAGAACCAGCGACTGTTTCTTCCAGATGCAGCAGCCGGACAAATAAAAACCGGCATCCACAAAGGCTCTCCTGAAATTCAGCCCTTCGGTGTCGGCGTGGAATACATAGATGCTGGCGTCGTTTGCCATGACGGACGCGGTGTTTGTAAAAGCATCGAACAAAAAGTTGTAGAAGGCATCATTACCCATATTGTCGTTCTTGATTTTTCCGGCGCTGCCTTCGTAGTTGACGTTGTAAGGCGGGTCGGTGATCACGAGATTGGCTTTGGCTCCAGCCATCAGCAAGTCAAATGTCTCTGCTTTGGTACTGTCGCCACATACCAGCCTGTGCCGGCCGAGTGTCCAGAGGTCATCGAGTTTGGTGATCGGCGGCTCCTTCAACTCTGCTTCCACATCAAAATCATCATCGTGGATACCGTCTTTGATACTATCCTTAAACAGGTCATCCAGTTCAGCGGGGTCAAAGCCTGTGAGCGACACATCGAAGTCTGAACCCTGTAAATCTGCAATGAGTAGAGCCAGCTTTTCTTTATCCCATTCACCGGAAATCTTGTTCAGTGCGATGTTGAGAGCCTTTTCCTTCTCAACATCCATCTCTACTACCACGCACTCGACTTCGGTGATGCCCATGTCGATGAGCACCTTCAAACGCTGGTGCCCACCTACAACACAGCCTGTCACCTTGTTCCAGATGACCGGCTCGACGTATCCGAACTGTTCTATGGAGCGCTTTAGCTTATCGTATTCCGGATCGCCAGGCTTTAGGTCCTTGCGAGGATTGTAATCCGCAGGTAGAAGCTCGGCGGTATTCTTTTTCTCAATCAACATATTTCTTTACCGCCTCCCGTAGTTCTTTATACCGGTCCAGCCATTCCCAGCGAGAGAGCGTTCCGCTGAAATGTCCGTAAGTTGCTGTATCAGCATAGATGGCGTCACGCAAACTCAGCGTTTCAATGATTGCTGCTGGACGCAGGTTAAACACATCAAGTACCGCCTTTCTGAGTACGTCATCCGGGACAGTCCCGGTGCCGAAGGTATCAATCTCAACCGCAACGGGGTCAGCCTTGCCAATGGCATAGGAGATGGCCACCTGACATTGTTTGGCATAATCACACCAGACGATGTTCTTTGCGATGGCTCTAGCCATGTAGGCACCGGAGCGGTCAACTTTCGTCGGGTCTTTACCGGAGAATGCGCCGCCTCCATGAGCAGCAAGACCGCCATAGCTATCGACCATAATCTTTCGACCGGTCAAACCGGTGTCGGCAGCAGGCCCGCCCTCGACAAAACGACCAGAAGGATTGACGAGTATTTCGGTGTCATCATCAAATGGAAATTTCTCAAACACCGGCCACAGCACTTGGGAGATGATCTCACTACGGAGAACCTCCAAATCCTTATCAGCGCGGTGCTGTACAGAAACAATAATCGTTTTGATGCGCTTAGGCTTGTCATCCTCATACTCAACCGTGACCTGGGCTTTCCCATCAGAACCGATGCCTATGATGACGCCACTTTTCATAGTGCTATCCAGCTTCCGACAAATGCTATGAGCGAATACGAGCGGAAGCGGGAGTTTTTCGGACGTCTCATCTGTGGCATAGCCATAAACAGTGCCCTGGTCGCCAGCGCCAAGCATGGAATACCACGAAGTATCTCCGGCGCGGGATTCTAGCGCCTGATCCACACCACAAGCGATGTCCTTGCTTTGCTGGTGGACGAACACAAACACAATGAACTTCCATGGGTTGTAGCCGACGTCCTCAAGGACTCTGCGAACTACCCAGCGGATGTCCACCTTCTTCGAGCAGGTGATTTCGCCCGCTACGATGATTTTGCCTTTTGTGGCCATGACCTCGCAGGCCACGCGTGATGCTTTATCTTTGCGAAGACATGCATCGAGAATGCTGTCGGCAATCAGGTCGCAGAGTTTATCTGGGTGACCCTTGCAGACACTTTCAGAAGTTTTGTATTTTTCCATATCATTTTCCTTTCCGGGCGGTTAAGAGCCGCTCCATAACATCATCTTGCGGATTCACACCGCTGTACTCTCCGGTACAGTTTTCCTTTACGATCTGAAAAATCTCCATCCACAGACGATTTGTCTGGTTCATGTAGTTCTGACCCATCGCCACATAGGGGCTTTGAATTGCGTTGCCTGTAGTGGGATGCTTTGCAAGAAAGCCATACTCGGTGACTGCTTCCTCGCACTGAATCCACCGGGCTACACTCATGGCGTACCGCTCTAAAAGTTGTGGCGACACAAGCACTGCACAGCCACGCTCGTTCAGCCACGTCCATGTTGATTTATATATTTCGCTCGCGACGAGTGTCTTGCCGTCCTTCTGGACAGCTTCGAGCATCTTTGCTGGTTCCGGCATCACTTGACCGTTAAGGTCTGCCGTATCGGTAAACTCCATTACCGTCAGTTTTCTGCCGCCGGGATTACCTTCGGCTATTTTGTCGGCTAATGGCTTCTTTTTTGCGCCCGCGCCGACACGAGCGCCGCCACGATTGGTACCGTCTTTTGCCAATCATCACACCTCCTTTTTGGGCGAGGGCTATACCCCCGTTTGAATATGCGTTTTTTAACACGACACCCCACGCCGCTGTCCGCTTGAAAAAGTTCTGGAGATTTGACTACCCCCACCGGTCACCGCTCTCAGCAGTAATTCTGGAGTGACACGACTTACAAAGCGCCATGAGGTTGCTCGTCTCATTGCCTCCACCTTTTGAGAGCGGCAGGATGTGGTGCACCTCTTCGGCAGGCGTCAGCTTGCCTTGCTTCTGGCACTCCTCACACAAAGGGTGCGCTCTGACATAGCGGTCACGGATTCGTTTCCAAGCCCTGCCATATCGTTTGTTGGACGCAGGGTCGCGTTCGTACTGGTTGTACTGTTTGTCCATGACCTTTTGATGCTCGGCACAGTATTGCTCGCGTACAGCAAGCCGACCGCAGCCGGGATAGGCACAGGGACGCTTGGGTTTGTAAGGCATTGGTTCACCTCGCTTTCTGGGCATACAAAAAGCCACCGCAGGATTTCTCCCGAGGTGGCCTATGCCTATACTTTCTATACTACCAGTGTACTATGTTTGGCTATAACATCAACTCTCTTTTACTCTCCACTTTCGTCGACTACGACTTTTGTTAAAGCCCAATCACGCATTCGGTAAGTATGCTGGATGCTGTAGCCCATCTTGGCAGCGACTTCCTCCCATGTGCATCCGCAAAGGAAACGAAGTTCAAGTAGCGTCTGGTATTCCTTATTGTCCACGGCTTTGATGCTGGCAACAATCTGTCGTTTGATGTCCACCAACCGGTGAATATCACGATCGATTTCTGCCTGAAGATCTACAATCTTCACAACAGCATCCGCCATAGAAGATATGCTGTGGTTAGGATTACGAGGCATGTCGTTGATGGTAGATGTGCATTTCGTGGCCAGCTCACTTAAGGAAGCAATCTGCTCTAATTTGCTGTCAATGCGAAGGTCCAACCGGTAGGCTTGGCTCAGAAAATCCAGAGCTTTCATGTTAGCCCACCTCCATATTTCTAACTTGACGCATCAGAGTATCGCCATCCAAATTGGAAAGCAATTCAAACCACCCAGAATGGAAGAAGCGTTCAACATCATCGCACTCGCCTTCATTCTTGATTATATTTTCCCTCAAGATGCGCTTCCGCTTATCCTTCATGGCCTCCTCAGTATCAAGGTCTGGCGTGTGCGGGTGCCGCTTTAGGAAGTGAATTGCTTCCCGGTAGTCCTTCACTGCTTGGACAATAATTGCATTTGCTAAACTTTCATAGGGTTCCATAATCGTACCTCCGATAAATTTGGATTTCTCTCGGATTGGCACGGATTGTCTTTAATTGACTCTCATTTGCAGATCAGCTTTGACAGCATCGATTAGCGCCGACTGGCTTTTATCCTTTAAGGACAGAGCCCTCAAAACACGTTCATCAATCGTGCCTTTGGTAACGATGTGCTGCACCACAACCGTTTCAGCTGTTTGGCCTTGTCGCCAAAGCCTAGCATTTGTTTGTTGATATAACTCTAATGACCAGGTAAGACCGAACCAGACAATGCATGAGCCGCCGGCCTGAAGATTTAAGCCATGTCCTGCAGATGCGGGATGAATTAAACCAACCGGTATTTCCTTGTTGTTCCACCTTCGAATACTTTCAGCAGTATCCAACTTAGAAAATGAGACCTTTATGCTTTGAAGCTTTTCTAAGATTCTTTCGTAGTCGTGCTTATACCAATAGGCCACGAGTATTGGCTTTCCTGCAGATGCCTCAATGATGTCCTCCAAGGCATCCAGCTTCTGATTATGGATGACTTCTGTTCCACCACTGTCGATATAAATGGCGCCGTTGGCCATCTGACAGAGCTTATTAGAAAGTGCCGCAGCATTTGCCGCTGTAACCTCACCACCAGGCAGCTCCAGGACAAGGTCTCTTGCTAATTCGTCGTAGCGTTTTGCCTCTTTTTCAGAAAGGATAACCGTATGTTCACTGCTGATCAGCTCAGGCATCATCAGGTAATCCGTCGACTTCATGGAAATCGTAATGTCGGAGATTTTCTGGTAGATGCATTGCTCCGCTCCGGGAAGTGGCTTGTAGCTGAAAATGATCTGGCCATTTCTCTTATCCGGCATAAAGTAGTTACTGCGAAATGCAGTGATGAACCGTCCAAGCCTAGCGCCCATGTCCAGCAACTTAAACTCAGCCCATAAATCCATTAGACCATTGCTGCTCGGTGTTCCGGTCATACCAATCATGCGTTTTACTTTTGGGCGCACCTTCATTAGTGACTTAAAGCGCTTAGCCTGATGATTTTTGAAGGAAGAAAGCTCATCGATAATGACCGTATCAAAATCAAACGACAGCCCGCTCTCATCAATAAGCCAGCAAAGATTTTCACGGTTTATGACATAGATATCTGCTGCCGCTTTTAACGCCCTAATCCGTTCAGCAGTGCTTCCTACTGCAACAGAAACAATCAGGTCGGATAGATGATCCCATTTTTCGATTTCAGCTGGCCAGGTATCTCTTGCCACTCGAAGCGGGGCTACCACCAACACCTTGTGTGCATCGAAGTAATCAAACAGCAGGTTATTGATAGCAGTCAGGGCAATGCTTGTTTTACCTATTTCAGCCCAAGCCCATATCAAGTAAAATTGCTGACATGGGCTTGGATTCTATGAAATCAATTGCGTACTGTTGATACGCATGTGGTGTATATTTCATTTTTGCATCACCTCCTCTTCTTCGATTCTTTTTAATTCGTTAATAAACCAATTGATCTCCGCATGAAATTTGGCGTGCTCCGATTGCGATTTATAAACGCGGATATTGTTGATCCTGTTATTTCTCTTGTTGCCATCAATATGGTGGACAACCTCACCGGTAATAAGTGGTCTTCCCAGAAACTCTTCTGCAACAACACGATGCTCATGTCTGCCATAATTTTTTGCATATGTTCTTCCTTCGCCTGAATTAAGGTGAGCATTCCTAATCTTTTCTCTTGTAGAAACCGTCATCCTTGTTGGATTCAATTGAAGATTTAAGTCATGCATGTTTTGGGAAATGTTGGTGTAATCCTTTAAATCCATATAACGATCCGGATTCTTTTCCTTGCTACTAAAATCCGCAAAGCACTTTCTACTACAAAAATTGTGTGGCTTGATACGACTGCCATACCTTATTATGGGTTTGCCGCACCAGTCACAAATTAATCTCATCTAAAATCCCTCCAATCTGACTCGCATCGTCTAATATGAAAACTGAAAATCCTAATCCTCTAAGCAACTTGTGCCTTGCCATCTGTAATGGGCGTGGGCGCTTACCTTGAGCTTTGACCTCAACAAAGGCTATCTTTCCTTCAGGCAGTAGAACGATTCGATCCGGCATACCATCAAAGCCTGGGGATACAAACTTCAACGCCAGCCCGCCGCGCTTTTTTGCTTTTAAAGTTAACTTCTTTTCAATCTCTTTTTCTCTCATCGCTCTATCTCCATCAAAATTTGGTGGTGGTCATTATACTCATTCCATAAAACCCCCTATAGGCTATTTTTTACTTAAAAACCTCTCTATAGGGACTTTTTGTATATGAGTATAATGAGGGTCACCAGTGACAGTCTTTTATGGTTGATTCAAAAAATCTTCATCTTTTACGCGCACTCCATAGATGAAAGAACCCTTATTTATCTTCTTGCGCGTAAAGCCTGCAAGTTCAACGGCCGTATAAAAATCGGTCGTGCTTCTCGTATACTCACCATTTCGTGCACAGTAATTACGATATTCTTGATAAAAGGCACCGGACTTCTGCGAATAGTCCGGACCGATTTCACAGCAATCCTCAAGGAAGTTTGCCATCCAGTCATTGTTCTCTCTATAACTATCAATCGCCTTACGAACACACTCAGGCGGTGATAAATGAAAGTTCTTACGTATTGCCTTCATGGCTCCTTCTACAATCCAGCTAAGGATATAGGGACCCGCCTCATGGAAGAGGTGGTCAGCGTAATTCTTCATATCACTGCTACCTTCAATCTTTGCATCGAAAGGAATGACAATCAGACGACGCCACGTCCCTGCGTCATTGGCACCTACACGGGGTAAATGGTTCGTATAAAGCACAAGCGTATGCGAAGGGGTGAACCTAAATGGATCTTTGTACTTTTTTTCAGCCGTAATCTCGTCTGTAGAACAAAGCTGTTTAATGATGGACGTATTAAGACGCATGCCCTCCTCAAGCTCTGCCGCGATGATGAGACGCTTGCCCTTAAGCTCTGCCATTTCAGGCTTCACATTTCTACGACAGCCAACCGTCAAAGTGTCTGCAGACAAGGAACCGGAATAAGTACCAAGCACCCTGGATATGGTATTCCAGAAGGTGGATTTACCATTACGCCCTTCCCCATAAGCAATGATGATCGCTTCCAGGTAAACCTTACCGATGGCAGCAAGACCAACAATCTGCTGGACATATTCGATAAGCTCAGCATCATTACAAAAGAAAGTGCGAAGAGCTTGTTGCCAGATATCCTTGCCCTCTTCACCGGGCTTACTATTGGTCTGCTTCGTAATGAAGTCCGCGGCTTCTGGAAGCCTACTTTCACCCGTTTTTAGATCAATCGTTGCACCGGGTGTATTAAGTAAAAACTCATCCTTATCTAGATCTGAGACGCTGTGCTGCAGCATCGGCTTTGCCGCCTGGAGGGCCGCCATAACATATTTCATATCGCGACGCTTGAGCACAAACTTTTTATAAATTGTCGCGGCGGTATACATGCCATACGCGATTTGCTGTTCTTCGTTCAAATCTCCTAGGCCCTTGCCGGTAATGACAGCTGCTTTTTCTAGGCCCACCTTAACACAGGATTCCAGTGTTGATGCAACATGTGATTCAGCGTCAGCAAGCTGCTCATCAAGGAACTCCTCCATTGCACCGACGGCCTTCTGCTTTGACTCCACCCATTTTTCACCGTCATACCTTAAATAATCCGTTGCCTCGGTGAAGCAAAGCTCTGCATCATATTCACGAGCAAGTACTTTGGCCTGCCCAATATCGGAGTAATCTGTGGGTTTTAAAGAAGCAATATCTTTGTTAAAATCCTCCGGGGCCACATAGCCTTCCTGATCCTGAACCTTTTTAGCAAACTTCACCGCGCTATTCCATATGGTCGTCAGTTCATCCTCCTCGACGGCTGTCTCACACTTTTCTGCTTCCTTTAAGAAAAGGTCATGCGCTTTATCTCCAATCCCATAACGTTTTAGAACTCTGCCTGCGAAATGCGACAGGGTTTTATTGCGTCTGCCTGCTGGAATAACGGAGTGGTTTGACATCGCTTCGTCAAAATCCTCATCGACATCCTCCAGCACATCAAGAACGGAGAGCCAGCCTTCATGCCAGATCGCTTCATCGGAAGCGGCACCATAGATAAACCGTGCTGCATCCAGAGCGTTATCATCGAAGAACGGAAACTGCGCATAGATTGCCTTTTTCAAATTGGCATAGGTATCCGCGCCCCCTACTGCATCGATTGAAAAATAAACATGAAACTTAGGTCTTGCTGTTTTGCCGTCTTTCGGGAGCATATTGTTGCGGCTGGGCGCAATTGCATAGGATATATCCGGCATCAGTTCATCAAGAGTATCCGGCGTTATCCATTCAGCAGGATCATCGCTATGATCATTATCACAATCCATAACGATAACATCAGACTTGAGGAAATTATCTGCACTGCGGTAGTTGTTCTCATATTCCGCACAAACGTGGTCTACCTTCACTGCTTCCTTCAGTTCATCCGCTGAGGTAACCACACATTTATTTGGATAGAAGCAGTTCTTCTGATTACCGGTGCAGTTTGCGGTACAGATCGTTAATTGCATGCCCCTACCTCCTTCATATCTTCAGAAAAATAGCGAATCGTCTTGTAGTGGCATTTGGCTTTCTCAATTTCTTTTTGCATGCCTTCCGTGATTCTGCTTCCTATTACCCAGAGTTCGTTACACTTTCCGAGAAATACCATATTCATAAACATGGCAAGCTCGCGCTCCTCAGGAATAGCATCCGATAAGTATTGCGGCAGAAGCAGATGCGGTGCTAACGGGATATAACCCCTATCGACTGCTGATCTACTGTAGCTTCTGGCGTTCTCTGCGTTCTTGATCGTGTCACCACGATACGGAGAGCAGATATAAACCAGTGGAAGAAATGGTTTCTCTGCTTTTTTAATGTTTGACAGCGCTTCATAGGCTGTCGGGTCCTTTAAACCGGAAGCATTCTTTCTGTCAACTTTTCCTGGACCATATTGAATCTTTACTTGTTCGTCCATGAGCGAACCTCCTTATTTTTATTAGAGGTAAAGTCCCTCTAACAGTCCCAGGACAGAAACCGCCACTTTGAACGAACTTTTTTATAATTAAATTTTTCTTCCTTATATAAGCGACAGCAGACTAAAAATCTGCTGTCTTTTTTTCGTTCATTTCCGTTCTAAGTGTCCTGGGACTAGTGAAGGACATGAAAAATGTGTGGCCCGAAAAAATCCAAAAGATTATTCGTTCAAACCACACAAAACTGTCCTGGGACTATTAGAGAGGGAATAACGCCTCTCGGGAAGGGAGGTAACCACATGCATACACAGACCCCTGCAGAGGCTTCGAAAGACCAGCAGCTTGATGAAGAACTTGCTGACACTCTCACAGCCATCAGCGTTGTATCCAAAAGACTGGCCCAGAAAATCAAGGCCTTGTCTGCAAAGGAACAAGAAAAAAAGGAAGGAGGTACTCCAAATGAGCAAGATGAGTGAACTGAGTCAGGTTCTGTCTGAACTAAAGGACTGCGGACAAACCCTCATGAACATTGCGGACTCGCTTACTGAGCTTTTCTCAAGCACATCGGCCGGTCACAAAATTCCCGCTCCACCGACAGAGGAACCGAGACCAGCGTATTCATTTGTAGAGGTTCGGAAGAAGTTTGCAGAAATGTCCAGAGCCGGACACACAGACGCGCTTAAGGATCTGTTGAAAAAACACGGTGCAGACAAACTCTCCAGCATAGACCCGTCACAGTACGCCGCATTGCTTGCGGATGCGGAGGCAATTCAATGAGCGTAAAACACGCACTGCTTTCCGCATCGTCGGCACACCGTTGGATCTCATGTCCGCCATCAGCCCTACTTAGTAAGAAGTTCGACGATTCTTCAAGCAGCTTTGCACAGGAAGGCACCGATGCTCACACCCTCGCGCAGCACAAGCTGGAAAAATTGCTGGGACTTCCTACAAAGGACCCGACTGAATCACTAAGCTTCTACTGTGAGGAAATGAACGATCACGCGGAAAATTATGCGGCCTTTGTGCTGGAACAAGTTGAGAAAACAAGGGAAACCTGCCTTGATCCTCAGGTACTAATTGAGCAGAAGCTCGATTTCTCAAGGTATGTCCCAGAAGGGTTTGGCCATGTGGACTGCCTGATTATCGCAGATGGCACACTTACCGTAATTGACTATAAATACGGACTTGGGATCAAGGTTTCATCGGAAAGAAATCCGCAGATGTTCTGCTATGCGCTTGGCGGCTTGGCACTGTTCGATGGGATCTACGACATCGACAATGTTCGCCTGGTCATCTATCAGCCGCGCAGAGAAAACATTAGCGAGTACAGCATCTCAAAGAGCGAACTTATCCAGTGGGCTGAGGACGTCTTGTCTCCTACTGCACAACTTGCCAGCAAGGGCGAGGGCGAATATAAAGCAGGCGAGCATTGTCAGTTCTGTAAGGCCAAAGCAACTTGTAGGAAGCGTGCCGAATACAACCTGGAGCTTGCCAAGTACGACTTTGAGGTGCCGGCCACGCTCGATCACGATGAGATCGCAGCCATCCTGACAAAAGCAGATGAACTGGTTTCTTGGGTAAGCGATGTTAAGGAATATGCATTGAAGGAAGCGCTAAACGGTACCAAGTTTGAAGGATTCAAATTAGTTGCCGGTCGGTCCAACAGGAAATACACAGACGAAGCTGCCGCAGCTGATCTCGTTATTGCAGCCGGTAAAGACCCCTACGAGAAGAAGCTACTCGGCATCACTGCTATGACAGCACTTCTCGGCAAAAAGGCATTTGAAGATATTCTCGGTGGCCTAACCTATAAGCCGCCTGGAAAACCGGTCCTTGTTACCGCTGATGACAAAAGGCCTGAATTTAACTCAGCATATGAAGATTTTGATGAAAATCAAGGAGGAAAAAATCATGACAAAGACAGTTAATCCATTGAAAGTAGTTACTGGCCCTGATACCCGCTGGAGCTATGTGAATGCGTGGGAGCCTAAATCCATTAATGGCGGCACGCCCAAGTACAGTGTATCTCTCATTATCCCTAAGTCCGACACCAAGACCATCCAGAAAGTAAAAGCTGCAATAGAAGCAGCCTACCACGAAGGCGAAAGCAAGCTTAAAGGCAATGGCCGCAGCGTACCGCCTCTTACAACCCTTAAGACCCCACTTCGTGATGGTGATTCGGAACGTCCTGATGATCCCGTTTACGCCAACGCATACTTTGTAAATGCCAACAACAGCTCTGCCCCTGGCATCGTAGATGCCGATCGTCAGCCTATCCTCGAGCGCTCTGAGATTTATTCCGGAGTTTATGGTCGGGCCAGCGTGAACTTCTACGCATTCAACACCAACGGAAATAAGGGAATCGCGTGTTCTCTTAATAACCTTCAGAAGATCCGTGATGGCGAGCCTCTTGGCGGTAAGTCAAACGCTGAAGATGACTTTGCCACTGAGGATGATGACGATTTTCTTTCCTAACAGGTAACGGTCAATCAGGGTGGTAGAAAACCTACCACCCTAGACAATCAAAGAAATGAGGTAAATCATATGAAAACTTTTCTTGTAATCGAATTGTTTGTTATGTATCAGCTGTTTGTAATCGGATTTCTGGTTATGGTAGCCAAGGATGTGATTGGCAGCATCAAGAAGCACAAAAAGGAAAAAGCGAAGAACTTTGATCCACTCGATAAGTTTTAATCGCTTGGGCGGTGGCACTTCTGCTGCCGCCCTTATTTTTTTGAAAGGAGGATCTTATGGAAGAGATAAAATCACTGTCTCTTGACCTGGAAACCTACTCGGACGTGGACCTTGGCAAGTGCGGTGTTTATCGTTATGCGGAATCTCCACGCTTTGAAGTGCTCTTGTTTGGCTATGCAGTGAATGGCGGCAAGGTACACGTTATTGATCTGGCTTTAGGCGAGAAAATACCGGAAGAGATCGTGAACGCACTAACCGACGATACCATAACAAAATGGGCTTTTAATGCTTCCTTCGAGCGGATCTGTTTATCCTATTGGCTTCGCAGGTACTGCCCAGATAAATTTTTCAGCTACAGCATCCAGGAGGACACGGTTGGAGCGTATCTTGACCCCTCTTCGTGGCGCTGCAGCATGATATGGTCTGCCTATATGGGCTTACCGCTTTCACTTGAAGGTGTGGGTGCAGTGCTGAAACTCGGCGAGCAAAAGTTAAAAGAAGGCAAAGACCTCATTCGCTACTTCTGTATTCCATGTAAGCCTACCATCGTCAATGGTGGCCGAACTCGAAACCTACCTGAACATGATATGACCAAATGGTCCCTATTTAAGAAGTACAATATCCGAGATGTCGAAGCGGAACAGGCCCTGAAGAAGCGCTTAGAAAGCTATCCGGTACCTGAGTTTGTTTGGGATGAATACCATCTGGATCAGGAGATTAATGACAGAGGTATTCTGCTTGATATGGGCGTCGTTAAAAATGCCATCATCATCGATGAGAAATCCAAAGAAGAAATCACTGCCGCCATGAGGGAGCGTACCAACCTTGATAATCCAAATAGCGTCCTGCAGGTAAAACAGTGGCTTTCTGATAGCGGAATAGAAACCGAGTCTCTTGGCAAAAAGAATGTCGCAGCCCTTATAAAGACGGTACCTGAGGATCAACGTGACGTGCTTCTCCTTCGCCAGCAGCTTGCAAAAAGCAGCATCAAAAAATATCAGGCCATGCGAAATACCGTCTGCACGGATGGCAGGGCTCGCGGCATGTTTCAATATTTCGGTGCTTCCCGTTCTGGTCGCTGGGCAGGCAGGCATATACAATTGCAAAACCTTCCTCAGAATCATCTCCCTGATTTGGAAGATGCACGGTCCCTTGTTAAGCTAGGAGATTATGATGCCGTAAAACTTCTTTATGATGATGTGCCGGATACCCTCTCTCAGCTTATCCGCACTGCTTTTATTCCTAAGCCAGGACACAAATTTATTGTGTGCGACTTCAGTGCGATCGAGGCTAGAGTTCTATCTTTTTTAGCCGGGGAAAAATGGCGACTAGATGTATTTGAAAACGATGGTGATATCTACTGCGCTTCTGCTTCTGCTATGTTTCATGTACCGGTTGAGAAGCATGGTGTGAACAGCCATCTTCGTCAAAAGGGAAAAATCGCAGAATTGGCTCTTGGATATGGCGGCAGCACCGGTGCCCTCAAGGCTATGGGAGCGCTAGACATGGGCCTTACTGAAGACGAATTGCAGCCGCTGGTTGATTCTTGGAGAACTTCGAACCCCAACATCACGAAGCTTTGGTGGGATGTTGATAGGACCGTTAAAGAGGCGGTTCGCTTACGAACACATACTAAAACACATGGCATTAAATTCTACTACCAAAAGGGAATGCTGTTTATTGAGCTTCCTTCCGGCAGGAGGCTCTCCTATGTAAAGCCCAAGATCGAACCAAACCAGTTCGGTGGCGAGTCGGTTACCTACGAAGGCACCGGAAACACAAAAAAATGGGAACGCATCGAAAGTTACGGTCCAAAATTCGTTGAAAATATCGTCCAAGCCATAAGTAGAGATATCCTGGCCTACGCCATGAAAGCACTCCGTCACTGCTTTATCTGTGGACATGTCCATGACGAACTAATTATCGAATCCAGCATGGGCGTTTCCCTTGACGCCGTTTGTGAACAGATGGGAAGAACACCACCTTGGATCAAAGGTTTAGCACTTAGAGCCGACGGCTATGAAACCATGTTTTATAAGAAAGATTAAGAAAAAAATGGCACGATAGACCTGTATTGAAATCATGAAAGATTTTTCATATATCTTTTTGGAAAATATGTTAATAAATAAGTCACCAGCATCCCTTAATAGGTCTATATTCCTGCTGATATTGATACAAAAAAAGCCCTCTCCGGCGCAAGTGTGCCGGAAAAGGCTTGAACCAAGTGCTTCCGATGCTCCACATCTTTTCAATGCGAGCTTCGGAAGTTCTTTTTCAGTCTATTTGATTTGTCGCGTCAGCCATAGATTTTGAGTTTACTTATCCTGCATAATCTGAAGCTGAGGGATAATTAAAAAGTGTGGCAAAATTAAAGGTTTAGCCTGTTATGTTGGCTTGCCCATTCATAAGAATTGGGAGTAGCCACTCTCTGAAGGCGATGAGCTGCTGAGACTCTCGGGTATTTTCAGAAATCAACTCCAGATATGGCTGGACAATGCTATTAAAATACTCAAGTTCATGATCAAGCGGTATATAAATTGGCCTGTCTTTAAGAAGTGGTTTTTGCAAATGCTTAAGTCCGGTTCCCTGGAAAAACTTTTTATCTAGCTCAGGCTTTATGCTCTCTAAAAACATATAAAGATAGTCAGATAACAAGTCGGTCCCGGTAATACACCATGTGTCTGTTGAATATGCAGCCTTACCTACGTAAAACTTTATATCCGCATTCCCACCAGTGTTTAAATAACAGTTCCTTCCATCAACGACCGGCTCATACCACGTTAAGATAGCATCCCCGCTTGTAAAAAATGGGTAGTTTCCATCTTTGCCCTTTGCTTCACCAACTTGTATAGTTGATTTTGGGTTTTCGATAATAATATCTTCAAGTTTCCCATTATAAGTCTTGTCGAAAAATAGATGCATAAATATTTCATATGCCATCAACTGTAAATGTTCCTTTGTTTTGTTATTACACATTATTTTTTTATCAAGTGAAGATAAAATACTAACTAATTTGTCTTGATACTCTTTCTTAGGTATTTTGAACTTTAGTGACATGAGATATTCAAGATTAATATTATCTTGAATGCTTCCACTAGCTGCATTTTGTATGGAATTTCGAATGTATTCGAAAAGATAATGCATGAATAATTCAGAAGTTTCCTTCTGATAAGCTTGAAAACCAACAACACTATCAGGGAAACACATGGGGTAATCAAGTATCGCAGTCTCTGCAATATTCGCAGCGATTGTGATGCATAGTGTTCCTGCATCCCACAGTTTACTCTGTTTTAATCCGAAGTCATTATATAGCTGTGTGTGTTTAGTTAAATATAAATTAGCAGCTTTTATTTCTCCAGTTTGAACTAATGGATACTTACCATTGTCAAATAAACGTGGGTCGTTGCGTGGTCTGTGTTTTGAAATACCTCGAGAAAACTTACCCAGTTCATCTAACTTTTTAGTATCCCAATCTTGATTATATCTGCCTCCATTATATATCAT